AACAACGTAGGGTTCCTTGGATATAGGGAAAGATATATCCAGTAAAGAAAATTAAAATGAGCATTTGGAAATAAGAAATGAATTTTATATCATTAAAAAAACAATCAAATGAAACAACTACCAACAAACTACAGAAAGAATGGATACAATCATGAAGTTGTATACAGAGAAAATGACTTAATAATCTCTAAAATGACCTCAATTGAAAGTGGAAGGTTTTTATGTTATGAAGTTTTTAAGGTCAAAATTCAGAAACCAGGGGATTTCTTTAAGACATTAACAGAAGAAGTTGAGGGAACACCATCAAATGAAGATTGGGGTAACACAGGATTTTCAGTACACACATTAACGGAAGCATTAAAAAAAATTGAATGGTTAAAACAACCACGGAAGAAGGGAAGACCCAAGATTGGCAACTCGGGAATGATTCAAAGACAAGTCCCTTAGAAAGATTAAAACTTATGAATGAATGGTTGAAAGAAATTCATACAGTTTTGAAAAATAAACTCTATCATAAAGAAGATAGACCAATCCTCACAAAAGAGGACTTAGACAAATTAAACTGAAATTAAACATTTTTTATGGGATTCAAGATAACACAGAAAGGAAAGGGAGCAGAGGTTAAAATCCTCAGACATGAAAACGAGGAATACGTTGGAAAGTTTGGAATAATCCAAAGGGTTAGTATGACCTATGGTGTCGCTTACGTAAAACTCGTCAACGAACAAATAGAAGTTAAAGTTCCAATGAAGGACTTATTAATTCCATAATGGTGATATTTATTCCTAATGAATGAAATGTTAATCACAACCATCATCTCCGCAATTACAGGACTTGGTGGGTTTATATACGGAATTAAAAAGGATAAACAAGATATCATATCGAGGTCCTTATCAAATCTTCAACAACATCTAACAATCTACGAAACTCTTATTGAGAATTTAAGAGGAGAGGTTATTATTCTTGTAGAAAAAGTCGAGTCACAACAAAAAATTATTAAAGACCTTGAAATTAAGATTGAAGAATGTCTTTCACCGAGGTCAAACATATAGGTCAAAGTTTTTACACTTCTTAGTTGTCATACCTCAGTTCTGTCTTTTTTTTTTCTTTGACCTAATAACCCCCAATTCTTTGGGGGTTTTTTATATTTATTTATTATGGAAAATGATTTAAGATTAAAAATAACAGATTACTTCAATCTCAACAAAGAAGAAAGATATAAACTGATTTTGGATTTGACAGAATTTTATTTGGATAACAATGTATCAAAACGAACCAAAAATGAGTTCGAGGTATCGATAGGTCAGTTGATATTTCATTTGGAATTGGAACATAGATTTGCGATTAGAAGTGAATCCTACAACCGAGCAGAAATATACTCGAAACTATCGAGTATATTTCGTAACATAAGAGAAGAATATCTAAACGAAGAAGAAGACGATGGGCTGTAATTGCAAAGGAAAAAAACAAGTTATCAATAACCTTCACATACCGAGTTATGTCCAACTCGCAAAGGACTTCCTTACCTCTGTCTCAGGTATCCCTGTGGACTCATTAGAAGACCACCATTGGTCTGAAGGATATCACATATACAATCAGATATTCCCGAACTCGAAAGGTCAACCATCGAAAGAAGAATTGATTAAAATTATAAACAACGCATCCGAATATAAAAAAAGAAAATAATGGAAGAAAAAAGAAAACCAGGTAGACCACGTGTCGAAACCTACATGAACCCCGAATGGGCAAGTATCATCATCGAATCAGGAAGAGAAGGAAAACACATTACAGATTTTCTTATCAAACTTGGTATCAGTTGGGAAACTCACTATGAACTCATAAAAAGAAACAAGAGGTATTCTGAAACCATCAAAGAATATAACAAACTCTGTGAACAGTGGTGGTTTGATAAAGCACACCGTGCCATGTCATCAGATTCATCCAACAAGTTCAATCAGAGATTGTGGTTACAGATTGTCAAGAATAAATTCAGAGACAATTGGTCCGATAAAAAAGAATTGGATATCACAACTCAAGGGGAAAAGATTAAAGAAGAGAACCCTGTTAAAATTGAAATCATAAGGAGAACAATTAATGGCACCGAAGAAGAACCTATCTAACGTCAGTGTTAAAACAACCTTTGGAAAACGTAAGGGTGGGAAACCAAAGAAACACAAAGGACCAAAGGAATCAAATAAATCAAAATATCGGGGACAAGGTAGATGATAAATTAAATATGGCAACAATTCACGAACTTACAAACACAATAGATGTAGAAACGCCATTAGGTTATGGTAAAGCCATTGCTTGGATAGATTATGGAAGTCAGGTCAATACTGTATGGAAAGTTGTTTTGTATGAAAATGGTGATGTTAGAAACTTTTATGATGATGATATAAAAGTATATCCTAACAAGATGGACGGTGGAGAAATCAAATAATGGATAAACCAATACAAAAGAAATTATTATGAGAACGAAGATAGAAGGATTCAATACGTTTTCTAATTTTGATACAATACAGATTGCGGTAGATTTTCAAAAACGTGGAAAGAAAATAAATTCATTCCAAATTATATTTGGGGGATACGCGACCTTTAATGACGACACGTGGAAAAAAGATAACAGAGATTATATTCATGGGTTGAAAAAATTTTTCTACAAGAGAGTTAAAGATGGTTATTACAAAGAAAGATTTCTTTTGATAGATGGTACACCAAACTCAGTAGAGAAAAATAAATCAGGTTTAATATTCCACGAAGTATTTTTTTTCTTGGAGGAAGAATACGATAAATCATTTGTTATTGATTACCTGAAAGGAGTTTTCATTGACCTCAATCAATATCACAGGGACCATAGTAGAATTAAGTTTCAGAAGTATAAACATTACAAACAGGATAGATTTGTCCAATGTTAAAACAACGATAGTATTTGAACACCTGTTGAATGCTCAGGAACTTGGAAAAAAGATTGTGACCGCACAAGGTGGTAGTCGTAGTGGAAAAACCGTAAACATCTTAATCTTCTACATTCAATTACTTTTACAACATAGAGGGAAAACATTATCAATTGTTAGAAAGACATTACCCTCACTGAAGAACTCAGTCCTCAAAGACCTCACACAATGTCTTGAGTGGTTCGAAATCTATAACCCTTCATCGTGGCACAAACAAGATGGATACTATGTCCTTCCCAATGGTTCAATTATTAATTGGTTCAGTTGTGATGAACCACAAAAACTCAGAGGGTCCAAAAGAAATTATTTGTATTGTAATGAAGCAAACGAACTGACCCTCGAAGATTGGAGACAACTCATTATGAGAACGGAAGAGTTCTCCGTTCTTGACTTCAACCCATCTGAGATTAATTCGTGGGTATATGATTTGGAAAAACGTGAGGATTGTTATTTCTTCAAAACAACGTGGAGAGATAATCCTTTTATCCCAAAATCAATCGTTGAAGAAATCGAACGATTGAAAGAAACAGACGAAAATTACTACCGCATTTATTCTCTTGGGGAGAGAGGTATTCCCACAACACTTGTATTCAACAAATGGAATCTCATAGATGAAATACCACAGGGTTGTAAACTCCTTGGTCGTGGTATGGACTTTGGATTCAATGACGCGACAACACTGATAGAAGTATGGAAGAGAGATGATGAACTATATCTCAAGGAATTGTTATATGTAAAGAATTTAACGATGGGTGATATTATCTATAAAATCGACCAATTTAAGATTGAAAAGACGGACCAAATATGGTGTGACTCCGCTCTACCACAGAATATCGAGGAATTACGTCGTGTTCGGTATAACGCAAAACCTGTGTCCAAAAATTCCATACTCAGTGGACTTGATAAAATAAAACGACACAAGGTCTTTATTACAAATGATTCCCCCAATATATTAAAAGAGTTCCAATCATATAAATGGAAAACAGACAAGGATGGTAAACTATTGGATTCTCCTGTTGACCTTATGAACCATACGATTGATGCCATCAGATATGTATTGGATAGTACACTCGATAAACGACAAGGAAACTATAAAGTATTAGTATGATAACAGTAAAAATTGGAAAGAAGGATTACACGATTGAAGATGAGATGACCGTTGAACAATACCAACGAATACAACTACAACGTGTGTTCTTGGAAAACGTGAGTCCCTCAAAATTATTATCGGTATATCTCAACATACCTGAGACAGAACTTAAGAACGCCCGTAAGTCAGATATAGAATTCGTGGAAGCATTCGTATTCAAGAGATTGACAGATGG